GAAAAAGATTTAGGATGGGAAAATACAAAATCGGAAGAATTTTTTGGTGATAAAAAAGGTTTAGAAGAACAAAGAAAAAGAGTAAGAAACGCTAAAAAAATAGTAGATTTAGACGGAAACGAAATATCACAAGAGGAAATGTTAGAGATAATAGATTCAAGTGGAAGTGGAGATAATCCTTCAGATACAGCAACTATTATTACTTCTGACGACGGAACAATAACAATTTTATTTACATCTGATAAAGACTCATTAGATGCAATTATATCACAATCATCAGCTAAAGCAGAATCAACACAAACTGATGATGCCATATTAAGTTTAGTTGACAATAAACAATTATCTCAAGAAGAAGCTGAAGCTATAGCTGGTGAAAGAAGAAACTTTGCAGACAAAAAAGAAAACACAGAGAGAAAGTTAAAAAAAGTAACGAATAAACCATCTGAATTTTTAAAAGAAAATATTAGTGATGAAATGATTGAGAAAGCTAAAACTGAGAAAGATACTAAAAAACATTTCGAATCAAGAGTAACTAATAGATTTAAACCTGGTGGAAAAATATCAAGTACAGTTTTATTTGATGAAGATGGAAACAAGATAAAAGGTGGTCAAAAACACGACCCGGAAGATTATTTAAAAAAAGTTGGTTGGAAAGAGGGAACAGAACCTACTGAAAAACAACAATTAGAAGCGTTTTTATTATATTCTAAAACAGCAGAAAATCCAGAAGCAAATACTCAAAAGTTAGTATCAAGAATGAATAAACAAAATGGTGGACCAGATGTATCAGAATCAGTAGAAAACATTAGAAAAGAAGTAATAAAAGATGAACAAGAACATATAGATTTTTTAAATGAAAGAGAAATTGAAATTGATGGAAAAAAAGTAAAACTTGGTAATTTCGTTTCGGGTAATAACATTTGGAAACAAGGACACTTTGATGCTATTTCCGGTAATAAAGGAGTCCACAAACACAGAGGTATGTTTGAAGTTAATAATGGTGGAAATAGTATAACTGGTGAGACACTTAAAAAAGTTTTTGGTGTTGATAACAAAAATCAATTCTTACAAAACTTTGAAGTAGAAGAAGCAACAGAACAAAAAGGTGTATCGGGAAAACAAAAAGGTAAAGTTACTGGTTCAACAAGAATAGTTTATGCAATTGTTAAAGATAAAAAAGGAAATAAAACACGAATTCCAATTATGGAAAAAAGACAAAGAAGTAAAGAGGGTGAATTAGGAAAACTTCAAACGGTTTACAAATGGACAAAAGATTTTCAACAATTAGTAAAGGATAATCAATAATGAAAACTCAATTATTATGCACCTTTACAACACATAGTAAGTTAAACCTTATTATAGATTCAATCATAGATTCTTATACAATTTTATTTGATAAAGTATATGTATTTCAAAATGAAGACGATGCAGGACAATTAATCTGCACTTATAATATAGAAATGGTTGAGGATTATTATGACGGAGATGAAGCAATATCAGGAACTATCTCTTTACATAGAAAAAAACAATCCAACACACTTTATACAATTAACGCATTAAACGAAGCGATTAGAAGTTTAAACAACGGAGTATTGGATAAGTCATTTCCAATCCCTTGGGAAAGATATTACAACAATTTACTATTGACAAATGAAGAGGGTTTGAATATTATCCCTACAAAAATATTCAAAATAATAAATATTCAAGAATGGTAAAATAGCTTGGTATTTTAGAAAAGTTCTTTATATTTATTACTGAATAACAATTAACTAATTAAAAAATAAAAAAGAGGAGATTAAAAATGGATATTAACGCAATTAAAAAAAGGTTAAATCAGTTACAATCAACAAACACAAGAACTTCAAATCTTTGGAAACCGCAACCAGGAAAACAACAAGTTAGAATAGTTCCTTACAAATTCAACCCAGACACACCATTTATAGAGTTATTTTTTCACTATAATTTAGGTGGTAAGAACTATCTTTCACCAATCAGTTTCGGTAGACCAGACCCAATTGAAGAATTTTCACAAAGACTAAAAACAACAGGAAGTAAAGACGATTTCACTTTAGGTAGAAAACTTGAAGCAAAAATGAGAACTTTCGCACCTGTTATTGTTCGTGGAGAAGAATCAGAGGGTGTAAAGTTTTGGGGTTTTGGAAAGACAGTTTATCAAGAACTTCTTTCTATAATCGCAGACCCTGATTATGGTGACATTTCAGACCCGAAAAATGGTCGTGATGTTACATTAGAGTTTAAAACTGCTGAAGAGACAGGAGCATCGTTCCCATCTACTACAATCAGAGTTAAACCAAATCAGACACCATTGACAGAAGACACTAAAGTGTTAGAAAGAGTCAAAGAAACTCAAAAAGAAATTACTGATATTTACAGTGAATTATCTTATGAGGAACTAACTAAGGTTCTGAACGAGTGGTTAAATCCTGATGATGAATCAACAGAAACTTCATCACAACAAAAGGAAGAAAAACCAGTAAATGAATTTGATGTAAAATTAGCAGAAGATAAAGCTAAAAAAGAATCAGCTTCAAAAGTTCAAGACGCTAGTCAACAATTCGACGATTTATTTAATAACTAAGGAGTAAAATATGTCAACAAAAAAGTCAGTAACAGACGACTTGGCTAATGCAATAGCCGATAATCTGAATAATAAATTCAAAGACAATAAGGTAGCTTATTTCTTAGATGGAAGTGATATAACACCAACAGACATTAAGGACTTTGTATCAACAGGTTCTTCAATGTTAGATTTAGCAATATCAAACAGAACTAATGGTGGTATTGCAGTTGGTAGAATTACAGAAATCAATGGATTAGAATCAAGTGGTAAATCACTACTTGCATCACATATATTAGCAGAAACACAAAAACAAGGTGGTATCGCAGTTTATATCGATACTGAAACTTCAGTAAGTGTTGACTTTTTAGGTGCTATTGGTGTAGATGTTAGTAAACTACTTTATTTACACTTTGAAACCGTAGAGGATATATTTGAGTCTATTGAGGATATTATCACTAAAGTTCGTGAATCAAACAAAGATAAGTTAGTAACTATCTTAGTAGATTCATTAGCGGCTACTTCAACAAAGATTGAAATAGAAGCAGACTTTGATAAAGATGGATATGCAACTTCAAAAGCAATTATCATCTCAAAAGCACTTCGTAAAATCACACAACTAATTGGTCGTCAAAAGGTAGCACTTGTCTTTACAAATCAGTTAAGACAAAAATTAGGTGTTATGTTTGGAGACCCGTGGACTACGAGTGGTGGAAAAGCACTACCATTTCACGCATCAACAAGAATTCGTTTGAAAAATCTTGGTCAAATCAAGGATAGTAAAAAGAATACTATTGGTATGAAATGTAGAGCTCAAATCATTAAGAATAGATTAGGGCCACCATTAAGACACGCAGACTATGATATGTATTTCGATTCAGGAATAGATAATTATGGCGGTTGGTTAGGTGTAATGAAAGAACACAAATTGGTAAAACAAGCAGGAGCTTGGTATACTCTAACTTACAGAAAGAAAGATTATAAATTCCAATCAAAAGACTTCAAAGAGTTAATGGAGACTAATGATGGACTTCGTAATCATTTATATGAAAAGATATGTGAAAAAGCAATCTTAGAATATAAAACTGGTAATGTTGGAATAGATGATGTTCAATTCACGAAGGAAGTTATTGGAGATGAGTAAAGAGAGATATTTATCAATTCTCAACGACATTAAAGAACAAGGCGGCTCGGAACAAGGACAAAGTCCTAATGAAAATGTATTGATAATAGATGGACTGAATACTTTTATTAGAGTATTTAGTGTCATACCAACTACTAATGATAATGGGACACACATTGGTGGAATAGTTGGTTTTCTGAAATCAATAGGTTACACAATCAATATGTTTAGACCCACCCGTTGCATCATAATATGGGATGGAAAAGGTGGGTCAAGTCGCCGTAGAAAAATGTATCCAGAATATAAAGCAAAAAGAAAAACGAATATTCGTTTGAATAGAGCTTATGATTTTGAAACTATCGAAGAAGAACGAGCAAATATGATACGACAAATCCAAAGAACAATAGAGTATTTGGATTTTCTACCAATCACAATGTTATCAATAGATAATGTAGAAGCAGATGATATTATAGCTTATACAGCAAAACAAGTTCTTACAGATAGTAAAGTAACCATTATGTCTTCAGATAAAGATTTTCTACAATTAGTTGATGATAGAATTTCAGTATGGTCACCAACAAAGAAAAAACTATACAAACCAGAACAAGTAATGGAAGAATATGGTATTCCATCACACAATCTATTAATGTATAGAATATTTGACGGAGATAAATCAGATAATATTAATGGTGTTTTTGGATATGGATTAAAAACCGTATTAAAAAAATTACCATTTTTACAAGAAGACAAACAATTTTCGGTTGATGATGCAATAACAGAGGTAGAAGAGTTAGAGAAACATAGAGATATTATGGAAAGAAATTATGATTTAATGCAATTACATAATGTAGATATATCAGCAACAGCTAAAACAAAAACCATAGATAAAATGAGA